TCCGGTCCCGGTGTTGGTGACGCCGCTGACGTTGATGGTGTCGCCCAGGCCATAGACCGAGGCTGACGCCATCACGACCGCGACCTGGCCGCCGTTGGTGGCACTCCAGGTCATCGACGTAACGGACTCGGTTGCGCCCGACGCCACATAGGGCTGCAGCCGGGAGTCCGCGAAGTCCCACGACACCTGCGACGTGATGATGTTGCCTTCCAGATCCACCAGGGAAGGGTCCATCGCCACGGGGATGCGGGCGCGCGAGCCGAGGCGATAGAAGTTCACCTGACCGCCGGAATACGACAGCGGAACCGGGTTCAACGGCGAGTTGACCGCCGAATAGTTCTGGTCGAACACACTGAAGCCGGTCAGGCCATTCGCAGACGTGGTGGTCAGCGTGGTGGCGCGGGTGATCGTGCCGCCCAGGACGCGGCTCGGCGTTCCGGTTGCGCCTGGGATCGCCTCGGAAATGGCGACGCCGCCCCACATTGGGATGGTCTCATTGACGCCGAGAACCCCGCCATTGAGGTATTGACGCGCCGCCGGGTTGGCCAGGGCCATGCCTTGCACGTAGCCGGTGCTGTCGATATCGAACGAACCGGCAGCGTTGGTGGTCACGTAGGCGTTGAATGGGCTGGTGACCATTGGTTAGGCCCTCCGCTGCTCGGTGATGAACTTCGTCACCCGCATGGTCGGGGGCGCGAACTGCTTGAAGATCGTGGTGCGACCACGGAACTCGGTGACGCGATGGCCGGTGTCGCCATCGACGCGGGTCACCGGCACCAGAACGCCATCGGCAACGTCATCCGCGGAACGCGACGCCACCACGGCATCGGCCCTGATCTGCTGCTCGGCGATGGCCAGCACGTTCTCGTCCAGCTTGACGAGATCGGCCGCCTTCCACGCCGGGCTGTGCTTCTGCAGCATGCGCGCCAGGCGGCGGCGGTAGCCGAGCGGCACTTCGCCGTTCATCGGCGGCGGCGCGGCGTCACCGAACGCGCGGAACACCGGATCGAACGACGCCTGGGCGTCGGCCATGGCGGCATAGTCCGCGCTGCTGGGAGGCATCGGCATCTGCGCCAGGCGCTCGGCCAGGGATCGGGTATCGGCCAGCACCGCATCAGCGCGGGCACGCTTGTCGGCTTCCTCGGCGTCCTTACGGGCGCGCTCCTCGGCATCGCGACGGGCCTTGTCCTCGCGCTCACGCTTGGCCTCAGAACTCTCGGCGGCATCCTTGCGCGCCTGCATGCGGTCCTTGCGGGCGCGACGGGCCTTGTCGGCGGCGACCTCTTTGGCCTCGCCTTCCTTCTCCATCTTCTCGCGCTCGCCGGCCTCTTCGGCGTCGTCGCGCTCGCAGCCTTCGGCGTCGGCCTTGTGCCACTCCTCGCGTTCGGCATCGCGGCGATGCTGCGCATCCGCGTGCTCGCGCTTCTCCTCGGCATCACGCCGCGCCTTGTCCGCCTCTTCCATGGCGTCCATGCGCTTCGTCATTGCGTCGAGGTGGCTGAGAAGCTTGTCGATCTTGCCACTGTCGGCATCCCGGCGCGCTGCGTCTTCGCGAGCCTTATCCTTGTCGTCGTCTGCCATGACTGTATCTCCTATGGCTTGCGAAAGTACGCCGGTGGGTTCTCCGCCTTTGTCCCAAACACCGTTCGGAACAATGGCGATGTGGTCGAGCAAAGCCGCCTCTCCTTCAATCAGGAGTGGCTTCCCGCTTTCGAGTGTGACCTTGCTGTCTTCCTGCCCCCCGAGAACAACCATGGGGGATGTCGAAAGCTGCTCCGTCTCCATGACGTAGGCAGCGTTTGCATCGTAGATTTTGGCGATGCCCCAAACTTCTTCGCCGCTGATGTAGGGCAGCATTACCGCCCCAACGCTGCGACTCTTGTATTCCTTGGTATTCAGCGCGCCTTTGGGGTGCTCGATGATGACCGCCAGGCCATTGCAACGCGCCAGGAAGTCGTCATTCAGATAGATGTTGCTATCGCGCCAAACATATTCCTTGACGCTCGACCGGTAGGACAGTCCGGTCCCGGTGATCCGGATCGCGAACAGCCAGACGTTCATGTACTTCTGCGGGCTGGTCAGTTCCCCGGCCGCCATGGCGCGGGCAATGTCCAGTTCGTTCATCCCGAACCGCTGCAGCGCGATACGCGCGCCCGGGTGTAGCGGCTCCGGCGGTGTATCGAGTGCGGCCCAGGCGAAGCCGGTGTGCTCCCCGTTCAGTTTCGGGTCGAAGCGTTCCGGCACGCGCTGGATAAAGGTGGTGTAGTCAACCGCATCACCGATCGCCGGGACCGGGTTGATCATCTCGCCGGCCGGTTCGGCGTTGGCGTTCGTGCTGAGCCGGCGTGTCCACGGGATGCGGTCGCCGTCTGGCAGGAAGCCGAGTTCCTCGATCGTCTCGCGCTCGGCGGTATCCTCGGCGGTTTCGCCGCCCTCGGACTTGCCACCAGGGAAGCACCACGCGCCAGGCCAATCTCCGCCAGGGCCGCGTTTTAGGAAGAGGGCCCGGTCGTCTGGTGTGACGAACAGAATTCCGGCGGCGCGCGTCGTCATAGTGGCCGCCTCGCTCGTTTAGGTCTGGCGCTGCCGGGCCTTCGCCAGCACGTCCATCCGCTTCGTCAGTCGGTCCATGCAATCGAGCGCCGCGTCCAGCCGATCACCCCGCGCCATGCGTTCAGCCGCGGCGATCGCTTGATTCTCGGGATGTCCCGCGCGACGCATCTCGGCAATGTTGGCCGAGATCGTGGCTTGCGATTTACCGGACGCGAGCGGCATTGGCGTTGTTCCTAAGCCGCGACCTTGACCCGCTCCAAATCGGCGCGGCCCTTCGCGGTCAGCATGTCCGGCGCGGCTCTCTCGATCGCACGCGGGCTGTACAAATATTGGGCATAGCAGCGGCAGAAAACTTCCTCGCCGCACGACGTAACCGAGTCGTAGTATCCAGCATCACCGACCTTCACGAGCCCGGCCTGCTGCGCCCAGTTATCGCGCAGGAGATACACTTGGCCGTCGCGCTCCTTGTGATCGGGGCGGAACCGATAGCCGCGCTGCCTCCAATACGAATGCCAGATCAGCGCAATCGCGCCGCCGTCCGTCGCCAGGATGTTGTTCAGGTTGGCGGTGAATTTGTGCCCCTGGTCGATTGCGACGCGCCGTTCCGTGAACGGTAGCGACGCCAGCGCCTTCCTGATCTCGCCCTTCGTCTCCATCCGATCCACGGCATCTGAGCCGCCCGCCGGGATCGACGTCGCCCAGCCGGCAAACCGCCGCAACGTCGTCTCGATGGCCTGATCGCGGTTCAGTTTTATCAGTCCCGCGCTGGCCATGATGCGGCGGTCAAGCTCTTGCCTCAACCTGGGCGCCACCTTCTGCAGCGTGAATTGGTTGATGCCGGCATGGTACTTCAGGATGCCGCCGCGTTCGATCTGCATGCGGTAGATGGACCGCATCAGATCCTGCAACGTTCGGTTCAGGATGTGCGGCGGTGTCATCGTCTGGATTGCGGCCTCGCGCAACCGCGCAACCCAGAATTCCAAGCGCTCCTGCGAGTCGAAGCCATGCTCCGCGAAGTCATTGATGGCGTCTGTCAGCAGTGAGTAGAAGCCACTCCCGCGCGGGTAGGAGCCGGAGTCGTCAGGCGGCGGCATGGTGCCGCGGCATCTTCAATCGCCGAGACCCAGCCGAGTCCTGTGCCGCAAACGGATGCGGCTCGTTCGGTTCCGCTGCCGGCGTCGGTGGCTCGTATTCGCGCAGGGCTTCGTAATCCAGATCAAGCGGCGCATCGAACAGCAACTTGAAGCTGTTCATGTTGTCGGCCCCCCACTGGATCAGCCGGGCCTTATTGTCCGGGTCAAGCTGCGGCATGATAACCTCAACCCACGCGATCATCGCCTTCAGCCGCACGTCCTCTACTTCCGCTTTCTTTGAGTCAGGCTCGGTAAGTAGAGACTGCCATTCGGCGCTGAACGCGTTCACCCACTGGTAGAACGCCGTCTTGTATTCGACGTTGGCGTATTCCGCCGGGAAATCCCGCTGGATCGTCTCGTAAAACTCCGGATTCCACGCCCGGTGCTGAATGATCTTGTCCATCCAGACGTAGGACGGCTGCATGTCCTCGCGGACGCCATCGATGTAGTCCGCAACCGCCTTGGCATCCTCGGTGCCTTCGTGGAAGTCGGCGCCGAACGTCTCCTGCGTCACTAGGACGGCTGGCTCTCCTGCGCCTGATGCGATGTTTTCCAGGATGTGCTTGCGGGATGCGTCGAGCGCCCCGTTCACGTTCTGCAGGTTCAGGGACTCTATCCGCTCCTCGGTCCCAATTCCGATGATGTTCCCGGTCTCGGCATCCTTCACGACCTGGCGCTTGCGGGCGAATAGGAAGTCTTGGACGGCATCGACGATCGACCCGGCCATCTTCATCGCCGCGACCAGGACGCCGGCCTTGCGGGCTACCAGGGCGTCGGCGCGCATTGTCTCCAGGAACGACTTCAGCGGGTAGAGCGTGCGCTGGTAGACGCTCCGGCCGACGTAGCCGAACGAGCTGGTCGTCCATTCGAGGTAGATCGGCTCCTCGTTCATGGCCACGATGGCGCGGGTGCGATCGTATTTCTGCCCGTTGACAGCGATCGATCCCGTCTTCAGGAAGGTCAGCGAGTTCGGGTCCAGATCCCCCACAAGGCTGCCGGCAGTGTTCAGTGGGTCCAGGACGTTGAACGCGATTTCATCCTTCCACAGCGTCTCGTAGTCGATCGGCGTGTCAGCCGGCTTGTCCTTCGTCAGAACGGCGAGGGACGCGATGCCATAGACACGCTTCAGGACGTGCAGGTTGAACAGGTTCCGGTCGGCGCGATCCTTGCGCCACTGGTCGATGAACGCCTTGCGGACCCGATCCTCGGGGCTGTTCGGGATGGTGATGGTGCGCGGCTTCGACTGCGCCAGGCGGATCGGCGTCTCGGCGAGCTTGGCCCCCAAGACGTGGAAACTGTATATTTTCTTGCACAGTTCGTAACTCGGCCCGTCACCCGGCTGGATGTCGGCGGCGCCGAGTAGTTCCTGCAGCGCGTTCCCAAGCGCCGGCCCGCTGAGAGAGATTTCAGCCACGGTGATGGGTTACGCCCGCGCCAGACGCGCGACCTCGGCCAGATGCGCCTCCGCCGTCGCCCGCTGGCCCTGGGACAGCCGGATGTCCGCGCGGTGCAGCGCGGCCCGTAGGACGGCTTCCGGCACGGCGTGGCCGGCGCGGGCGAGTTCGGCGGCGAGGGTGGTCACTGGGTCTGGCATAATTGTTGCCTATGTGTGCGCCGGGCCGTATGGTGCGCGACCCAATTTGGAGACGGCCATGTTCGGCGGGTTCATCCGCGGTATTGTCGGCGCAGCCATGACGGCCGGCGCCGTGATCCTGTTCGCTATCCTGCTGGCCAATCAGGTTTCGCCCGGTCCGGCGTTCCTGGTGGCGGTCGGCGTGTGGATCGGCGGGAACTACCTGTCGTATGCGTCGCGGCAGACGGTTCGGACGCGGCGCTAGGTCAGGCGACGCCTTCCTGGTTGCCCAGCGTGATGGCCACAGCATAGGTGAAGGTGTCGAGCCCATCATCCGCTCTCGTTGCTGCGGCCTTGTCCCCAACGCGGTAGCTGATGATCTGCGACCAGAGGTGATTGCGCGTCGCCCCCTTGAACGTCGCGACCTTCTCGTATGCCGGGCCAGAGAATTTGACCTTACCCTGGTAGACCGGCCCTGACGCGTTGATGGCCCGGTTATCTTTGCCGGCCGCGGTTAAAGTAGACGGCAACGCCTGGGCCGGCAGGCCTCGGTTGGCGCACTGCTGCAACAAAATGGAACCGGACTGGGCGTCCTC